GAATTGCAAAATGATTTTGACGTCTTCTTTCTGGGTGGTAGACCTTGTTACTGGAGGTCTATTATCAACATATATGATATTACCAGAGTATTTTTTGGATTCAGGATTCGCAACACCCATTGTAAATTCCTGCCCAAGATTATATGTCTTATTATTTATTACAGTACTAATACCTGAAAATGAAGTACTGATCTGTAAAGTTGCAGATCCTCCAACAATGTTCAAACTACCTCCAGTATTTGAAAGTGCATTTGCATTGAATGGAATATTTACAAATCCATATTTAGGTGCAGCATTTAAAGTACCATCAGAATTGAATCCAGCATTTGTTCTGTCCTGCCAATACTTAAGAACACCAGTATTCTGATCATATGAAATTACTCTACCAACTGCTGTAGATCCTAATCCTACAGTTTGTGTAATTTCACCATCTGGAGTAAAAGTAACTGAACTATAACCAGTTCCAGTCAATCTCAATGCATATGTTGCAGCAGCTTTATCTGATGAAAGAAGATTTGTTGAACCAAATTGCTGAGGATTTTCAACAAGTCCTACTCTTGCAAACTGATTACCAGTTATAAAATCTGGATTTTCAGTATCATTTTCATATCTTGAATATGTTAAAACATTGTATGCTCCAAGTTCACTGTAAATATCATGACCATGACCACCTGGAGGAGGAATGATTACATTAAAAACTGGATTAGTTGAACCAGTTATACCTACTTCAGTAAGATCAACTGTTCCAAATGTATATCCTGAACCACCATTAGTAACAGTAACTGATTGAACTTTACTGTCAGCATTTACAACAACAGTTGCTTTGCCATTTCTTCCATCACCCTTGATTGTTAAACCAGTATATGTGTTAGCATTTCCAAGACCAGCACCCCTGTTTCTTATGGTAATGATTTTTAATTGACCACTTGAAGCAGCATTTGCTTTTACTGTTGAAGTCTCAGTTGTGTTTCCCCAGTCATTTGGAACAGGAATATAGTTTGTTGAATCAAACTTGATGGCATCACCAGGTTTGATTGTATAGAGATATTTCCAAATGTATCCATCACCACTTGAACCTGCTGCTTTTGGTTCTAAATCAGTGAAAGTTGGTTCATCCAATGAAGGACTACCTTTAAAATTGTTCTCTGGACTTGCATTGTTATAGAGACAAATATAGACCCTATAATCACTATTCATCACATAATAGTTTGATGTATAGATGTTAAATGATCCAGATGGTTGTGAAGGATTTGACCTTGTGATGTCATTTCTCCACATGTCATAGATGTTACCAGATGACCAAGTATTCTTTGAAACAACCTGAGTAACATCACCACTAGTTACCTTTTTCAAGGCAATCATTGTGTCCCAATAATCATTTGACTGATCAAGACTATCTTTTGGAGATGGTGGTGTAGATTCCCAAGTAGAAGAATAATCAGTGGCATTTGGCAAACCAATAAACGTATAATAAGAGTTGCTGCTGGATTGAACTCCAGCAACAAAGTTTTTTGCATTTAATATACGAAGTTGATCAGTTATTATCGCAGCCATTTTATTAGGA